ACTCGTCAACTATGCGCCTGACTTGAGTGATGCGTGAGATATTGGCCACATTGAACACCAAGCGCCCTGCCTCGCTTTCAAATTCTGTGAGTAGGGGAATGATGAGCGAATAAACGCGCGCCTGAGCTGCTGCGGCCTTGCGCCTCAGTAGGTCTTGCATACGAGCCGCAAAACTGCGCCTCTCGCGTCCATATTCGCTCCTACTCTTCATCTACCCTCCGGCTTTAGGATGTAATCACAATGAAAGCCCTTCGCCGTACTGCTCGTGTTCGGTGTGTCCATCAAGTTCCAAATTTGAAATGGTGGCTCATCAAAGTATTCTTCCATCTCTCCGCGCGGCTTAAGGAATCTCCAGCAATGCAGTTTATAAGGACATTCGCGACCGTCGCATACTTTTATATCATGATGCTTTTCTTCTTTCATTTAATCTTCTTTTCAATTTCGCGGATGGCTTCATAGTGCGCTTTGGCAACTTCCATTCTAAATTCGTCGGTCATCATCATCTCGAAATCCGCACCATTGAAGAAGCCGTTCTCGGTTAAGACGGCAGGACAGTTTGCGTTGCGCAGCACATAAATCCAACGCCCATCCTTGACACCTCGATTGCGGAGCTTTGTGCGTCTGACTAGGTGCTTCTGAAATATCTCGGCAATCTCTTCGCCTTTTTCATTTGCAAAGGTCTCGACTCCGGTGAACTGGTCATTGAACTGATTGCCCGGCCCTGCATTGCCGTGGATGCTGACAAATATCACATTGTCAAGCACATCGGTCAGGCCTTTGGTGTAGCCAGCTCTGAATTGAACATCATCGGCATGATTCCGCGGCTGTGTAATGGTGACCGAATGGCGGATGCTGTGCGCTGTGAGTAGTTCAGACAATCGGCCTGCTACCTCTTGATTGAACTCGTATTCAAGCAGTTGGCGGCCATCTTCGGTGATTGGTGAGCGCTTGCCGTGCGTCATTTCACCGTGACCTGGGTCTATTATGTAGTGGAATCTGCTCATTTTAAAACGGGAATCTGTCAACAAGTATCTGCTTGATCGCCTGAGTGAGATCATTGCCGCTTTCATCAAACGCCTCCTCAATACCGTAGCGCTCGCAATCTTCAATAATTTCCAGAAGAGTTTCTGCATTTTTCGTCACTCTGTTTTGGTTTTCGTCAATATAGGTGTAGGTGTACATTCTATTCAATTATTTCGTCATCAAGTCCCTCCTCTTGTGGTATCGCGTTCAGCTCCGCCATGGCTCCGGCCAAGTTATTCATGTACCGAACCTCGCGAGCTTTAGCCTCGGCTTTATCAAGTACGATTTGCTTTTGCACAGCGTAAGGGAAGAGATAAAAGTCTGGGCTCTCGGCCTCAATCTCCGTGAAGATTTGCTCAAATCCCTCGTAAAGCACCTTGTCAGGGTCATCATCCGCCCTGCTTGAAAGGATGATGGCAATCTCTTCGACTGACTTGCCTCTAAACGGAATGAACTTGCGCTTGGCAGATATCCTTCTCATCATCTCAGGCGTGTTGGCATATTGCTTTTCAAGTATGCGTCGCTCAATCTCGTCTTGAACCTCAAAAGAAGCGCCCGAGTCTTTTGCTGCTTGAAGCATCACAAGGAGGTCATTGATTGTCTCAAACTTGAAGTCATATGGAAACTTGTGGTCAACTGTCAGACCTTCACGCACTTCAAGGTACTCAGCAATGTGGCGAATGCCGGCTCGGTAAAGCTCTGAGACTTTGTGCGCAAATGGTGTGAGCTTGTCGTAGACCTTTTCCCATTCAATCATGACCTCGGTGGCTGTCCGCGCTCCAGCTGATGGGGCTGTGAATACTTCAGTCCCAAATACCGCGAGGCTGATGCGCTTGAGCAGAATCTCCAACTGCTCAGCCTGCCACTTGGGGAGCCATTCGGGAAGTTCGACGTAGTGCGCGACATCTTCAAGCGGTATCCATTCGTCTTTTGATGCTGGCCACTTGACCAAGATGACATCCTGCGTAGTCTTATGAATCTCGACCCCTGTGCCTTTGCAGCTCGGGCAAGGCTGACCGGCAATGTAGCCAGATTGACAATGACCGTACTCGTTTTCAAAGTCGCAAGGTGGCGCGTACTGAATCTTTTGAAGGAATGTGTGCAAGGCCTTTGTCAGGTCGAACTCAGACTTGAGGTTGATGAGGTCATGGAAGACCTCGTGCGCTGGCTCAAGTGGGGAAGTGTAGATGGCTGGGTTTTCTTGGCTGAAGTAAGCACCGACCGGATGGACTGGTATCTCGGTGGTGCCGGGATTGTACACCGTTTGGAGGTAGTATTTCTTTTCGTTCGAGAACTTTGAATCCACAACCATCCACTCCTGACCGGGTTGAAGTTCGATGCCGGCCATGCTGCTCATCTCTTTGAGTTCGATTGTGAAGCCTGCTGCGTACAAATAGAAATCTTCTCTTTCAATATGTTCAAGCTCTTCGCCCTCATAGCCCTCGATTCTTGCCACATCGTGCCGGTTCATGCGAACCACTATCCATTGCAGATTCCCATCCTCGAAGTGGTGATTCAGCGTCTGCTCAGACAACACCATTACCGGATAGGTCTTCGTGCTGACTATCTCGCCTTGTGGGCCGCGCTCATCCTTGCGCTCGAAAAGAATGAAGCTGTTGGGATCCATGAACGTGAGGCTCATCAGAGTCGCGAACAGATAATCTTCGAGCGACTGACCAGCGTGGAAATTCATCTCTTGCGCTTGAATCAGCTCAAGAGACTGCTCGTTGTCGTGCTTAACGGTCTTTTTTCGGTTGTCTGAGCGACGAACCCGACCGAAGAAATTCATGATTTGTTGGGAGGCATACTTGGTCATCGTGCGAGTCAGATGCACGCGTTGCGCCTTTTGCTCGTCGGTCTCGCGCATCTTGTAGTGAGTGATGAGTTCCTCCTGCTCCTTGCCTGAGACCAGCTTGTAGAGGAACTCAGACAGCTCAACTGTGTCGTTGTAGTGCGGATGGCGTAGGTCAAACTTGACCGTGTCTTGAAGCGCCTGTATGCCTTGTTCGATTGTCACCATTATGGCTGTAATTTATACAAAATTAGGGTATTTATATCATTTGTGCGATACTTCGCGGCTTAAATGATTGATTTATAGCGCCGACCAAGCAATCGACCTGGTCGTCATGCGCCCCATTTGGGAACACCGTACACTCAGAAATGAATCCATCAACCCAACCACCAGACTCGGGCAACAGAACGCGGCCAGCCTCGATGATGGCGCTGACTGCGTTTACTCGCGTAATCTTGGAATCCTTCGGTGGCTTGTCTGCAATCACGTTGAGGCCTGTTTCTTTTTTCAATGTTTGGATGACAGACAGCCCTGAGGCTTTTGGCTCGATGACTATCCGCGAGCGAGTCGTGTATCCGTTCTCGTTTGCGAACGAAATAATATAGGGTATAAGTTCCGGAAATTCTTTTCTGACAGCAGAGCATCGCAAGATGTAGAGCTTTTGCTGATGCATGGTGTAGGCGATGATAGCAGTCGGGTCATTGTTTTGCTTTTCGGTGTATGCGGTATCGAGGTAGAAGTTCACGACAGGATTGGGAGGCAGTTGCTCGGGATGATATCGAGCGAACCAGTCCTTTTTGATGAGGCCGCCTTCCTCGGGGGCTGGCCGCTGTTGGTAAAGTGATGCCCAGACGCGCGAACCGACTGAGGCTTTGATTGCATTTAGTTTGTCAACCGGGTACTTGAAAGGCCAAAGCGCCTCACCAACTTGGCGAGGATCGTCAGCGTTGTCATCGTTTTCCTTGATGGCTGGAAATGTGACTATCTCCCATCGGTCAGCCTCGGGGCTTTGCTCTTGGAGTTTCAGCAATCGGCCAGCAAGGTCATCCTCATTCCATCTCGTAAGTGTGATGAGAATGGAGCCATCCTTCTCAAGTCGCGTGTAAAAGGTTGACGTGTACCACTCCCAATGTTTGGAGCGAATGGTCGGGCTGTTAGCCTCCTCTGCATTCTTTACCGGGTCATCAATGATGGCGAAGTCTGCGCCCTTACCTGTGATTGGGCCACCGACGCCAGCGCTGACATAGTAACCTTTTCGGCCTACAATCTCAAAGATTGTCGAGTTCCTCAAGTAAGTTTGGGTCGTAACCACATTCTTTGAGTTAATTTGCGCCTCGGGATAAATGTCGCGGTAATCATCAGAGTCGACTATTCGCTGAACGTCTCGGTTCATGGAGCTAGCAAGGTCTGCGGAATATGAGCAGGCAATCACTCGTGCGTCTGGGTTTTGACCGAAAAGGTATGCAGGAAGATGTCGGCTGACTAACTGAGACTTACCATGGCGCGGAGGCATGAACACCATCAGCCTCTTTATTTCTTTCCGCGCGAAGGCTTCCAGCTTGTCAATGAGTAGTTGATTGTGCCAGGAGAACTGATATTCCGGCATAGTTGACTCAACGAACCACTTGAGAGACCTACGCGCAAGTTCAATCTGTATTTGCCTTTCTGAGTAGTCCGTATAACTGCTCAAGCTCTTTTGTACTGAGTTTCGAGTAGTCGGTTTTACTTTGGCCGCTGAGCGGCTTGCCTTCCGCCCCCGTGAGCTCTTGGCGTTCGATGTAGCCACGTTTTTTGCCTTTTGTCTTTAAGAAGAAAATTGTGGCGGTGGTGTTGCCTTCTTTTATCTGCCTGTGTAGTGCTGACTCTGCGAAGTCAAGTGTGAGGTTTTCTAAATCGTTAACAGATACCGCATAGTTTGGATCCTCATTCATCCATCTGTAATGAGCTGAGCGAGGAATGCCGCAAGCCTTGCACGCAGTAGTGACCACGCCAAGGCTTTTCTCAAGGGCCTCAATCATCAGCTTTTTTTGCTGTACGGTTCTGTTTTGCTCGCTCATCGTCTTGTCCTTGTCCTTCGATTAGTTTTCTCAGCCTGGGCATAGCACACAGCCGCCCTTTGCGATGTGTTCGGGAACTCCGCAATCACTTTGTCATCGCTCATGCAGCGAGCTACAAACTCCTTCTTTGATTCGGTTGGTCGCTTTGTTGGTAGTGGCATGGCTGTCAGTTTAGTACTACTGGCATAATCAACACGAAATCTTGGCTGTCGGTTTCATGCTTGATAATAGCCGCCTTGTTTGGGTCTGTCATAAGTAGTGTGATTGTCTCGGTTGCGTATGAATCAACTGCCGCCATCAGCATCTTCACGTTGAATCCGATGTTCATCGCTGTCGGGAAGTTTTCTGAATGGACTTCAAAGGTCTCATATCCTTCGCTGTTCATGTCCAGGTCTTGCGCTCCTATTGTGATGCGGTTGGTTCCATCTACTTTGTCAAGTGTCAGTTTGATTTGATTGGTCTGAGTGTTGGTGAAGTTAGAAATTCGCCTCAGGGCTCCGCTGAATCGCTCCCGGTCTATTTCGACAATGCAAGTATGATTGGTTGGTACTACTTGTTTGTAGTTCGGGAAGATGGCATCTATTAGCTGGAGGTAGATGTATGTCGTGCCGTCTTCGATTTTCATAAAGTTCTCGTAAAATGACAGCTTTACATCTATTGCTTCGATGATTGAGGCTGCTGCATTTACTTCCTTCGCAGGTACCACTACACGCAACTCATCAGATACCTCGACATCATTAAAAGTCGTAGAGCTCAGCATGTGGGCATCTGTTGCTACGATTCTGATGGCTTTGTTCTCTGTCTCGAACAGTAGTCCTGTCATCGATGGCCTGAGTTCATCTTTCGAGACGGCAATGATGGTGCGCGCAATGTTGTCTTTTAGCTCAGAAGTATCCGCTTTGAACATCGTTGAGAACTTGCCCAATTTGACTGTGTCAGGATATTGGCCAGTTGGTTCGGTGGCTAACTTGTAGACGCCTTGGGCTGATTTGACCGTGATGTCTGTCTCTGATAGGTGCAACTCAAGCGGTTGGTTTGGGAGGCTCTTGATTGTCTCAAGGAAGGTTTTAGATGGCACAAGGCAACTGAATGAATCTTTGAAGTCGCAATCCACTTGGCTCATGATTGTCATCTTGAGATTGGAGCCTGTTACCTGGAGGGTGTCGTGCCTAAAGTCAAGATAAAAGTTCGACAGAGTCGGATGAATAGGGTTTGGCTGAATGGCCTTGGCGCATTTGGTGAGCGCCTTGAGTAGGTTTGTTTTTGTGATTGTGGCTTTCATGTTTTTTTAATTTATAGTTTTAGAATGGCATATCTGAACCATCATCATCCCCAGCCGGAAGCGCGGCCGGCTCTTGCGCAGTATGTCCCTCTCCGCTGACCTTGAGCGCTCGGATTTGGGAAGCAATTATCTCAGTCCGGTATTTCTTGACTCCTTCCACCTCATAAGAATCGTAGTGAATCTTTCCAGTCACCCACACGAGGTCTCCCGTGTTGAGCTTCTCGCACCGCTGGGCATTGTAGCCCCATGCCTTGACATTGTGCCACTCGGTCTGTTCTTGCCATTCTCCTGACTTGTCTTTGTAGCTTTCAGAAGTGGCAAGACTGAAGGTTGCAAGTGTGTAGTTCTCGCCTGTCTTGATTTCGGGCTCTTTGCCGAGGCGGCCGATTAGTTGTGCTTGGTTGATCATGGTTGTTGGATTTAATGATTAGGAATCAAGGAAAGGGTCTTCGATATCGATTGGCTCATTTGTGGAGCCATAGCCACCATCTCCGCGGTTAGTCTCTGCAAGCTCTTCAACTTCTGCAAATTGAACGTCCAAAGTTTTGAGGAAGAGAATCTGAGCGCATCGGTCACCAATCTCATATCTTTTCGCATCAGTATTAAAAGTGCTGTCGTATTTGGCCAGTATCTCGCCTGTATAGCCCGGGTCAATCACTCCGACACAGTTGGCCATTCGGTGAATTGTGTTTGTTATGGATGAACGCGGAAAGACGAGGCCGACATGGCCGTTGGGTACCTCAATGTGAACACCTGTACCGATGACCATCATACCCTCTTGGTATTCTATCCAATGGGCATAAAGGTCAAACGCTGCATCTGTGTTGTGGGCCTTGCGCGGCATCTGAGCGCCTCTTTTTAGCTTTATGTTTACGAACATGGCTGATGGTTTAGATGTAAAAAGTGGGGGCTCTCAATAGCCCCCTCCAGATTCTCATTCAAACACAAAAACATGAAAAAAAATTAAGAAAAAATGAAAGCTATCTTCGTGGCTTGATGACGCCAAGGTCTTCGAGCCGATTAAGGAACTCAATGATGATTGCAAGGAAGTAAAGCAGATTGCCAAGCACTCGCCAGATATTGAACCCTCGCTTCTCCCGAGGCACTCCCGGCTTGGGAGGTACTCGGAAGTCATCGAGGATTTGAGCGAGCTCTGGTGTGGTTTTATTGTTCAGATTTGCCATTGCGGATAATTTGGTCAATTTCTGAGGCCGCTCGGTAGCATTCAGCCTCAATGAAGTAGTTGTAGATGATTGTTTTCTGCTCAATATCGTAAAGCTCGAACATCTTGACCAGCTCAGGCTTCGATTCGAAGCAGTTGATAAATGGGGCTTGCATCAGTATCTCGATGGTAGTGTATTCTTTTATTTGTTCAATTTCTCGCTGATCGGCCTCCTCAATCTCTTGCATCTTGTCTTGATGCTCGAAGATAACTACCAGCTGCGAGTTGGTGATGTTCTCGTATTTTTCAAATAGTACACTTCCGTCTGCATTCCGCTGAACTATGGAGTAAGTCATGGGGTTTTGTCCCAAGATACGGTTTTCGAATCACAATTCACAAAGTAGCATTCGCACCTCTTGGAGCTCATCCTTTGTCAGAGCCGCCCTAAGTTTCTCGACAATCTTTATTGGGTTGCGCTGCATCTGAATGTATTCCTTTCGTATCCCAGCCTTGATACTTGCCTGGTGCGCTGACAATTCACCTGAGAGTACTTTCTGAGCCATCTCAGGGTTATCGCGTTTGAGGCGAGCGATTATGTAGTTTTGTCCTGAAGTGCTGTATTTCATCACCTGAGCATTAAACCTGTTAATAACAGGTTTTTCAGGCCTTCCTTGTGGCCCTAAATCCCCAGCAAGTTCACTTCTTACTTCCTCCTTAATCCTATCCGGCACATAGTCAGCCCATTTGCGCAGATCCTCGCGCGTGCATTGGAGGCCGTGTGGAATATGTGCCGCAAGAAAGTCATCAAGGGTTTCATGTCTCACTTCCTCACCTGTGTGCGGAATAATGAAATGCTTGTACTTGATTGTGCCATCCGGGTACTTTTCAAAAAGCATGTTTATCAAGTCAGGTACTACTGATGTGTTGCTTTTGTGTTCGCTGATTGACCTGGCAAGTGTCGGTATCATTTGGCCGACAAGTTTAGGTGTACTTATTTTGTTTTCCATTACTTAAGTGTTTTTACAAATGCTTCTAAATTATTTTCATTTCTGATGTCAATAGACAATTCATTCAAATACGAATCCACTTCTTTCAGTGTTTCGATGTCATTGTCGTGCTTTTGGCCAATTGGCCCGAATTTGAAATTGACGTGGCGGCCAACTTTTTCCCATACTTGTACATGGTCGAAATACCCTTTATTCAGGATGTAACCAGCTATTTTGTTTTTCTTTTTTGAAATTCCATCATAAAACGATTTCATTATAGCCGCCGGGTCATCGCAGAATGAATCTGTCAAATTTGTTACTTTATCCGGAACTTGAAATTTCTCCATAAAGGCCTGAATCATTCTCACCTTATCGTCAGGAGGGAGTATTGTACTGGTTGATGCAAGCATACTCTCAACAATATCTATCGCTTGCTGAGAATGTTGTATGCCATCAGATATGTGAGTTATCTTGTCAAGATCTTCAACAGTCAAATCAATATCAATTCCATTTCTTTCTCTTGTATCGCCATCAAGATCAAGGTCTGAATATTCAATTGACTTTTCAATTTCCTGTCGTATATCTGCAATCTTTATTTCCTCCAGTACTTGCTCGGAATGTCGCTTTAGTTCTGGATGCTCCAAGATGTAGGCATAGCTGTAATTGACACATTTGGTACTCTGACTCCTCCTGTATTCATCCTGAGTTACGCGAATTGTTCGGCCAACAATGGACTGCATGAAATAGAGATAGGTCTTATAAATGGACAGATAAACCCCAACGCGCAAGCGCGGAATGTCGACGCCTTCAGAAATCATGTTAACCGCGATAATACACTCATCCTCTGAATCCTTAAATCTCTGTATTTCTTTTGAGCTTGCTTGGTCTTCAGATGTCACAACAGTTGATTGGATGTTGAAGGTCGGAGACTCCAGCCATCTTTGCAATGCGTATGCTGTATTTTTATCTGGAGCAAAAAGAATCATTCCAGCATTTGGCATGTCGGCATTTCTGATTTCTTGAAGCTTTGAATATGCGTGATCAATCACATCAGCAAGGTCAATGCTTTTCTCACTTACAAGCGCCCTGTATGCTAAATTTAGTTGATTCTCTTTTTCGATTTCAGACAAAAGGCCATTGTAAGGATACTTGCCTTTCATGTCAATCTTAGGATCATAAAAGCTAAATTGAATCTTGCGACTGTTGCCATCATTAATTGAATCAGCATAACTGTACCCGTAATCAATTTTATATCCGTTAGGCACAAGCTCAAGAAATGGAATCCTCATATTGTCCTCGCGCCAAAATGTTCCGGATAGACTTATCACTCTTTCAGCATTTGAAAAAGCAAGTTGCGCGTAAGTTCCCCAGGCGCTGTGTCCGGATTCGCTCAGATGGTGTATCTCGTCAAAGACAACTGCAACATTATGTTTTTTGCAGAACTTGTTTATCTCTTTTGCGGTCGATTCATTGAGGCCTGCGTATGTCATCACAGCACCGTCAAACATTTTTTTCTTGATTTTTCTATCGCTCGAATAATCCAACTGAATTGGAATTCCAAAGTAGGCAAGGAAATCCTCGCGCCATTCTGGTTTCTTGTTTTCTTGTGGGCTGATGACAAAGAAGAAATCAATTTTTTTAACTTCCAAAAGATAATCAATAATAAATGCAGCAGTCTTTGATTTTCCCGCCCCAGGTACTGCGCCTATTGAATAGACTTTCTTATCTCGAGTTATGTAGTCAAGATAACAATTTCGTTGCCAAACTCGAGGCTCAAACGTCTTCCTTTTTACTTTCATGGTATTGGATTTTGAAAGATTACACGACGGACAAAGTGCCTGACCATTTGCCAGATGAGTTTCTCCGCCTTTTGAAAATGGAATAATGTGATCAGCGTGCCAGTTTTCGGGCAGGGGTTTACCGCAGGATTGGCATCTTCCTTCTGATGTGTTGTACAGCGATTTTCGCTGGGCTCCTGAGAATGCTCTCATATTTTGAGGGTTTGGTTAGCCTCAAAGGTATGTACAACTTTTTGTATTTGCAAATTTCACAACAAAAAATAATTTGTACTAATTTATCACTTTACTACTTTACCAAGTGGTAAATTGGTAAACGTGACCACGTGCCTACGTGCTAAATTAAAGGCCCACTCATTCCGTGCCTTTTCTTCGCGATTAACGCGAGCTTGAAGGCATCCCTCTCGTCTTGGTTACTCGTCTTCTTTGTAGCTACATATCCGGCTTGATCCATCACTCCTCGGTATTCCTCATGAGTCCACTTTTGCCCCTTGTCCTTAGGGCTTATCTCATACACATCCTGGAAGAACTGCCTCGTTAAGTCAACCGTGCATTGACTGATGGCTTGATTCATGCCGACATTCCGCCCCTTCTTAGCTACGACTGCAGGAGGGCCTGACATATCGAAGCTTGTATTTTGAAGCGCTGAGTTCTCGATGCAGAACACCACATCTGAAAAGAGGCCCTCCATGCTTGATTGCATCAGCCATTTTGCGAAGTCGAGGAAGCCGGACTTCATAGTCTCGTATCTGACGAGGTTCTTTTTGATGATGCAGATGGTAAATCCGTTTTTACGATACGCTGGGTCTATGCCGATGTAGGTCATGTTTGCCTTTTTATTTCCCAAAGATAAACTTGAACAGTCACAAACGGCAACTCAAGACAAACGTAAGCGCGCCTCGGTATGACTGCAATCCCCCATGAAACCCCGAGGATTATTTGATTCTGATAGTATGCTTCAATCTTCATATCCCCAAACTTCTACATCCAATCACCCAGTTCCCCTCCCTCACCTTCTCGGCTGGATAATACAAATCACTCCTCCCCTTTGCCGCCTCATACACCATCTTGCTCACCACGTACACACAATTCCGCCCAGCATCTGGCAGCCCCTTAATCTTCCCAAACCGCGCCCGACTGACCGGAATGGCTCCCAGGTGGTCGACCTGTTCAGTTATCTTCGTGACTCTCGCCACTTCGCCCGATGGTTCAAGGTGCATGATGACTTTTTTGTTTTTATTGAGGATGATGACTGGATGAGGGGTCAGGTTGATTATCTTCATTTGCGCCCCATGTCAAGTCTCAAATCAAATACCTTCTGCAAATTCCAGACCTCCGTGTTTTTCTCGGCCATTTGTCGGAACTTCTTTCGTTGGGCTTCCTTCCACTCAGAAAGGGACATTATCGGTGTCGGTGTATGGGGTTGTAATTTCTGGGGGATAGTTCGCGTCTTTTTCTGCTTCATAAATAAATGAAAAGTTTGGATGTTTCATAAGTTCCAGCTGACCAGTTTCTCCGTGCCTATTTTTCTCGAAGATTAAATGTACAACATCTTCGGTGGAATTTCCATCATCATCAGTTTCAATGTTGTAGTATTCTGGACGATGGATGAAAATGACTGAATCGGCATCCTGCTCGAGCGATCCCGAATCGCGAAGGTTATGAAGTGAAGGCGGCCTGCCCTTTGAGCCTGTGACAGATTCCCGATTAAGCTGAGACAAACACAAGATACAAGCATCAAGGCGGTCTTTTGCAGCAGACTCCTTTAGCCTCCGACTCATGTACCCAATCTCACCATTTCGATTATTCTGATACCCCTCTTTACTCATCAACTGCATGTAGTCGATTATGAATAGCTCAATCCCAAACGATTCTTTCATGCTATACATCAAATCGAGAATCACCTCAAAGTTACCTGGTGGGTTTTCGAGATACAAGGGCAAGTCCCCAATTTCCTCCGCCGCCTTGTAAACCTTTCGGAATTGGTCATCGGTTAAGTTCCCACGACTAATATCCGAATAAGAGATTCCAGTTGCAGCTGCAAAAAGTTTCTTTTCGATTTGGCTGGGTGACATTTCGAGGGTAATGATACCAACCTTACCGCCAGCTTTCGCGGTATTGTAGGCAAGACACAAGGCCATGGTAGTCTTACCCATCGCAGGACGCCCAGCCAAATAAATGAGGTCTGAGGGCTGCCATCCAGCAAGTCGGTCATCAATCGTTGTGTAGCCGCTGCTTGGCCCTAACAGTTTGAACTTACTACTCATTGCCCTTTCAATTTCTTGAATTGTTTCAATTGCATAATAGCTCCTCTTATCCTCAGCACTAGCGTTTGCAATTAGATTCTCATATTCTGAAGTGATTTGCGCCATCACTTCCCCGTGCTTGGCTCCCTTGGATAGGTTCATGGTGTTGGCAGTCAAGATTCCAACCAGACCCTTTCGTATATTTTCCGTATAGAAATTCTGAATGACCTCCTCACTTGATTGCCGAAGGTCAGGGGCAACTGTGATGTAGTCGTATAGTTGATTAGGCTGAAGTCCTGCATTTTGCGCAATGTAGTTGACATCTATGGCTTGGAACTTGTCAAGGCACTCCCATATCGAATCGGCCAGTGTCTTGTTTGACGCGCCAAACATCTCAGGAGAGAGCTGACTTGTGACATTGCGCAGATTGACCTTACCCTTGAGAATCGTTCCGAGAACTATTGCTTCTGTGTCCATGCGTCTCGGTGTTTGATAAAGTAATCATTGCAAAGCTCACTCAGTCCAGCCTGTGAAACCACGCGCACCAACATCTTCATCATCGGATCACCAAGCACCTGCTTTGTGTCTCCTTTATATTTCTCGAATAAGCGCCCCATCTGCTCATCCGCGGTCTGGTGAATGATAGCAAGGTCTTTCTCCCTCTCTCTTCTATTCGCCTCTTCAATAATCATCTTCGCCATCTCTTGATTCCCATCCCTGACCAATTGCCGGCTTGTCTCGATTGCTTTTTCCATTTCTGAATTCATGGCTTTAGTTTTTTGCCGATCTCGGCCAGTTTATTAAATTCGTTGACATCACCCGGAACCACTCCCGAACTCGTAGCCGACCTCATCGATGGGTCATCTTGCTTGAGTGGTTGGAGACTTGCTAAGATAGCAGATTTGATTTCTGAAGTTGTACGCCCTGAGGAAAGATGTTCAACGGTTTCTCGTAAGGGCTTCCATGCTCCGTAGTCAATCGAGGCATTGCGGCCAACGTATTCATTGAAATAATCCACCACCTCGCGGATCTGGGAATCGAAGCGTTCAGCCCCCATGTCGTGCAGTCGAGATGAGAGTCTATCATTTTTCAAAAATTCAATCCCCCTTTTCTTTATTTCTTCTTCTTTATATTTATGTACAACTTTTTCGGGGGTATCGTACGAAAAAGTGTCCGAAAGTCCGTATGGTGGACTATTCTTAAGTGATTGATTTTCATTTGACTTAGGTGTACGACTTTGCGTACTGTTTTGAGTACGACTTTTTGCGGTTGAGCGTACAACTTTTGTACGACTTTTATCCTCCAAATTATTATAAGTGTCGTAGTTGCAAATAGTTACAAGCGTTATGTTCGTACAAATTTCTGTCTTTATCATGCCCTCTTTTTGAAGCCTTTTCATGAAGTACTGGACTTTTGAGATTGTCCAATATTCATCTTTTGGCCCATTAAAACCTCGAACCAGATATCTGATTGGAGCAGCTAATTGTCCACGTTTTACGAATATTCCGCGGCCGCTGATGGTCAGCCATTGGTCCTTCCATTCAGCTTCAAGGATCATCCATATCCATGCGTGAAACCATTCCTTTTTATCTCTGAATATCCAGCTATCTCGAATCTTTCGGTGAAGCTTTATGTATCCTTCATTCATTGTTTTTGATTTACGGACATAAAAAAAGCCAGCGAGCAGGACGGGACATCTGGAGCTCGCTGGCAATGATTATGAGAAAAACCTTACTTGTCTTTGCTTGTAGGATGTCCCGTCCATGAAGCTTAGGCAAAGATAAGCGTATTAAATCAATTCTACAAGTGACTACACAATACCCATCTTCGCCTCAAGCAGTTTCATGTGTGTCTCAATCCTTGCCTTTTGGTCTTTATTGCGTGCGGACTTCTTCATCCGGTAGAACAGTTGCAACATCTTAGCCGGAGGCATCATCTCCCATCCGTACCAAGTGCGCCCGTCTTTTCCTATTCTTTTGCTTGTGTAGCAATTGATTTTGGTGTGGAATGTGTCTTGTGACATAGTTGTTAAATTTAGAAAAGTTTAGTTTGTAATTCTGATTCAATAGCGAACTTGTGATTCTTCACATTAAGATTAAAGTAGCTTTCCTTCAACTCAATACTGATTGACTTTCTATTCATCTTAAGTGCCTGATATCCTTCTGAACCAATACCACCAAAAGGACTGAATACTGTTTCACCCTCATTGCTATACAAGTGTATTATCCTTTCGATAGTATCAAGTTGAAGAGGGCAAATGTGCTTTTCATCATTATTATCCTTTGCAGACCTGTATTGCAAAGTTCTGCTATAATTTACGTCCATCCAGACTGGACTTGCGTAATGCTGCCAAACATCAACTGGCAAATAGTCTGGCTTAGATGGATCTGTATCCTGATGAGTAATTGGTACTTTATTTTCACCCTCATTCCTAAAGAAAAGTACATAATCCGGAATGCCAACACATGACATTGATGAATCCTTCTTAATGGTCTTGTGTAAAAGCCCTAATGATTTGGTTCTTTGCATCTGAGTTACTGGATTCTTCCAAATTGTAACTCTTGAATGGTAAATAAAGCCCTCGACTGAGAACATATTCTGGATAATTCCAGAGAAGTCTCTTAGCCCAATAACTCCATCCAAGCTTTTACGCAAAGGCAAATCCATGCAATGAACTGCGCATATTCTTCCAGGCTTCAGTATTCTTTTTAATTGCGGAATTAAGTATGAGAAATGAGTCTTAAACATCTCATAATTTGAGACATTACCCATATCTTTTGGATTGTCAGAATACACATACAGCTCTGCAAATGGAGGGCTGAACACAATCAAATCGACTGAATTATCCTCAATCTCAGCTGACCTTTCTACACAATCCCCATTCATCAATAAATACTTATCTGACTTCACAGTATCAGATTCAATCTTCGCCTTAAACTTATCAAGAGAAGTGTAGTCTGCCTGAGATGAATACTTACTCATTTCTTCAATCATTTCTTTGTGATTTTTTTGTTTTTGTAAAATTGATTGCCTTACATTTTTTTGGCTCTCTGGAATCATTATATGTACATTTACATTCTCTGATTGGCCAAATCTGTATGAGCGCCTTACGGCTTGATAAAACTGCTCAAACTTAAAGTCATAGGAGCAAAATACCATGTTGTGACAATTTTGGAAATTCATTCCAAAGCTGGCAATACTTGTCTTTGTGATTAAAACCTTAAATTCTCCTTTGGCAAATCCATTCAATTTATCCGCCTTAAATTCTGGAGTGTCGCTACCTTTTACGTTAACTGAATCATTTATCTTTTTTGCAAGAAGTTCCGATTCAGTATTTCTTAGTGTCCATATGATCCACTGTTTATCTGAAGAATTTACAAGGTTGGCAGTTCTTTCCACTCTTTCATTCATAGACCTATTTAGGTCTTTATGTAGATCAGTAGCAGATACGGCAACATCAGCAAATAAGGAGCCGGTATTATTTTGGACTGGAATAATATGTTCAATGTAGTTTATTTTAGGTAAATCATAACCACATTGAGATTCATCAATTCTTTTTGGATTATCAAGTGACATAGAAAATGTGCAAATGTATTTCCAGAAGTCATCCTTTGCATGTTTCCTAAGCCTCCATTTCTGTGTCTCACCACCATCATGAACAAAGAACATCGCAAGCATTTCAGCGTATGTCATTGTTCCCAAAAACTCACTATGCTGGCCAAGTTCCATGTGGTCATTTGGCGATGGTGTTGCGGTACATGCAAGCTTATATTTGTAGTTCCTAAATGAATCTATAATAAGAGATGCCATTTTGCCATTACCCTTCAATATACTTGATTCATCTAATACAACTCCTTTATATTGTGTTAAGTCGCAATTCTTTAATTGGTCGAAATTCACAACATCAATATTTGACAAATCAACACCAAACTTATTAGCCTCTGATTTAGTCTGCTGCACAACTGACAAAGGTGCCAATATTAAAACCTTCGATTGAGTATGTCTTGAAACATGATATGCCCATTCAAGCTGCATGAAAGTCTTTCCAAGTCCGCAATCCATGAAAAGAGCAAATCTACCTTTCTTAAGCGCTATTTTTACAGCATACTTTTGCCAATCAAATAAATTGTCATTCAATTCATTTACCTCAAATCCAGTATCTATCTGAATCCTTTTCTTAGAATTTATAAATTGATTATAATCTTTCATAGTCTTTACTTTATGAGGAACCGACGTGAGCCAGCAACCTCGGTGAGATAATCGTTGTATAAATCTTGATTCTCGGTCTTGAATCGCTTCGCGTCGAACTTCTGCGAAGCTCTTGCAGCCTTCCAAGTAATTACAGGCTTCCCATCATACAAGACCGCCTCACAGTCGCGCATGGTCATCTGAATCTGCGCCTTGAGTTCTTCCTTGCGAGATTTGAGGGCCTTTTCTTCGGCGGCAATATCTTGAAGCTCTTCGACCACGTCCATCACCTCCTGAGTTGCCAGCATTGATTTACCATCTTTGTGAGTCGGATGTTTTGAAAGCACATCGGCCACATTAACCAAAGGCGGCTCCTGGTCGGTAAGTACATGATTCAGCCAGAAGTTGTCAGCCTGTTCAGCCATGTACAAGAAATATTCCTCATTGAAGTCAATCTCAAGGTAACCAAAAAAGACACCTCTGGTTAACCAAGCCACCGCGCCCTTTTTGACTCCACAGATCCCCAACTGCCATTGAAGCTGAGAGAACCAGGTCAGCGGCAACTCATCCGGGTCAACTTCCATCTGGGTACTCTTGCATTCAAGAATCCGACGCTCTCCATCGACCAAGTAAAAGCGGTCGGGACTCGCGGAGTAATAGTGCTTCTCAGAGTGGAACTGCACAGACATCTCATCGCTGCCCGGCTCGATTGGCCAGCCTGTTTCCTCTTCGAACATTTGGGCAATGATTGGCTCAAGAAGATGCCCAGCTCGCGTAAACTCGTTACCCTCGAAGGGTTCGGTGCGGCCTGTCTTAAGTAGCCACAAGTCTCGGGGAGTCTGATACTTGTTAAGTCCGAGAATCGTGCTGATCTCGGATGACCCAATGGAGCCCTTCCGGGCTTCCATGTGTTGGTCAATAGTTTCGAATGTTTGTTTCATGATTTTTAGATTTAATGGTTACAGAAGTGTTGTCCATCCTGCGCTCAAGCGAGTCATTTCAATGACCTTCTTTAGCTCTATGTTATCCTTTAGCGGATGATTAAATTGGATGTACGCGAAATCATCGTCAAGTATATCAAGAATTATGGCATGAACCCAGCCAGCATTGCGTAAGTAAAAACTTACTGCCTGTCCTTCGTAAAAGCGCCCAATCATTGTTGATCATTTGAGAAGAGCTCACCTGTCTCCTCGTCAACTTCCTCAGTCACAACCTCCACGTCAACATCGTCAGCCTCTGGGTAGATTCCATCTGCATCCAAGTTGCCTGTCTGGTCATTGCTGAAGTTGTCGGGCTGAATGATACCATCGTCTGAGACAAATGCGCTCTGCATTTCCTCGCTGAGGGGCATGTACTTACTGAGTTGCTTTATTGCCTTCGCGCAGGCCATCGCCTCATAGTCTGTGGCCCATGCCCCGGATGGCTTGGATTTCTGAAAGGCGTTGCGAAGGCGGAGGCGTTCGACCTCTTCGCGGCTAAGAACCACAAAGTTGAATCCCCCATCTTTGTAGTGGGCTACTGCGTAAACTCCGGTAAGCTCGCCCCGATCGGTTGGAGCTGGTTTGTGTGTGAGCTTGGGCTCAAGGCCGAGCTCGTAGTCGAACTCATCGTTAGCATACACGCCGTACGCATACAGCGTTTTAATCTGACCAGACCGACGGGCAAGGTCTATGTATCCCTTGTAGCCGATTTGGAACTGAACTGACTTGCCGTATGGTACGAAGTACACCTGACCGAGGCTGTCCGATGGCTTGAAGCCAAGGATTGAGGCCTGCATGACTGCACCGATGAGACTGGCGGCTGAACACTCCGCGACTTTCGGATTCTTCACGATGACCTGGGTAGCCATCTGAATCATGCGATCAGCGCTCAGGTGCTTCGGTAGGGCTTGAGCAATCTGAGGCTTGAGGCTTTCGAGAACCGACTGTACATCGGTCTGCTTGAGACCGGCCAACGTCCCCTTTTTTGTGGCCTTCGCCAGCGCTTGGCTGGCCTTTTGCTTTGCATCCATGGTTTAAGAATTTTTAATGTGTAAGTAAATCGTGATAAGTTTCTCCAAGTTCGCTCAATGTGTGGTAAGTCTTTGGATCTCCCCACTCATTAAAGATGGCTGTCCCGTCGTTTAAGAAACCGATATGTTCAAAGAACACTTTTGGTTCGGCTTTTTCGTTGATTCGTTCGGCAACTTCAAAAGGCCGCAGATATTCGTGATCAACTATTACTCCGCTGCGGTAGTAGTCGATCACGAAAAAGTTTTTAGTAGTTCGCGTTTTCTTTTCAATACTCATGGTTTTTAATTTTAGAGGCTTCGATGCCTCGGATTACAAGATAGCGGATGTGCTCACTCAGCGTATAACTATCCGCTTTAGACTTAATTTGAAGCTCGCGGAATCGCCTGTCCGCATCTTGCTCCAAGATTCTTTTAAGGGTAGGTGATACCCTCAAACAAATCATTTCTTTCTTATCCCTCATTGAAATTAGTTTGGTTAAGTAATGGCTCAAAGGTAAAACAAAGTAATACAAACCACAAGAAAAAAGTGATAACCGTGCAAAAAATACCCTAAATAGGGTAATTTCTCAATTTTTTTACAAAAACACTTGCATGGTGTTTTACTTTGTATTACATTTGTAAGACAGAAACAAAGAAGTCATGGAAGTTACAAGCGAAATTTACAAGGTGGAAGTAGGGCATGAAATCCTCGTGTTCGATGACCGTAGGGTTGTTGAAGAGTTGTATGAAGGCGAAAGCCGTGAAGATGCTCAGATAACTTTTGATTCTTTCAACCCCGAAGATTACGGGGTTGAGGGGATTAATATAAAGATTGTTTGGAGGCGCGATGTTTATACAGTCAGCCCCAATCTGCAAGAAGGAGATTTAATCGAAGACTTTTTGTTGGATTTTCCAGTAGATGATTGCTGGTCAGATTCTGAATTTTACACCATCGTAGGCGATGAGCCTGAGATGGTGACAGAGGAGAAAGAGTTTGGCGTTTATTACGCCAACATAAAAAGTGATGAGCTTCTCGAAAAAGTGAGCGCTCATTTTGACGTTCGGAAGTATAGGATCTTGAACGCAAACGGCCGCAAGATTCAACTCCGTATTGCGGATCATAGCGAGAATGCATCGAACATCGAAAAGTTTGAAGTTGAGGCTGACTACTACCTTAGCGTAGTAATTGCTGACGCGGATCAAATTACTGGGTCAAAAAAAGAATGGTTCGAGCTTGACCGGCCGGCCAACTCTGATCAGATATACTTTACCTCAGAGAATTCTGAGGAGGAGATAATCAAAGAAATTAATTCACTAATAAATCTTTAACTTATGATTTCTAAAGCAATAAATTTGATTCTGGCAATTTGCGCCCTCGGCATTGTGGCGCGATTTGTAACGGCTCAACCGGGGTCATACATTGAGCAAGTTGTGGTCACCGACACCGTTTACCAATTCGACACCCTTTGGCTACATACGGAGCCTTCTGAGCGCACCAATCCCCCTCACCCGACCGAAATACCTTCTATGGAGGACGAGGCCGTTAAAAACTATCTTAGGAGGTTTACGCGCCTTGCACTTGACGAGGCAGAAGCTTACGGCATTCTTCCATCCATCAAACTCGGGCAAGCCATCCTTGAGTCCGGTGCCGGATCCTCGCGATTGGCGCAGGAAGGAAAGAACCACTTCGGTTTGAAACACCGGAGCTGGGATGGTGACATGGCCGGAGAAATCAAAGGTATCATCTATGCAAGTGACGATTGCCCTGACCGATGCGCCTTTACGAGCTTCAAGACAGACTGGGCCGGATGGCGCGCCCATAGCCTCGTTCTAAGCGCAGATAGATATAAATCTGTCCGAGAGGCAGACAATTACACAAAAGCCGCTCAGGCGCTTTCTCAAGCAGGATACGCAGGTGATCCCCACTATTGGAGAAAGTTGGTTCGCGTCATTGAGAAATACAAGCTATTCGTACTTGACCCAAGATAATTCTCGTTGTGATTTAGTTGAATGAATCGGCTCCGACCCTGACCAGGTCGGGGCTTTTTTCTACCCCAAAAAGGGTAATTTTCAAAAATAATTCACAAAAAACTTGCGTATTGTTATACAGCGTATTACATTTGTACTATCACAACGGCAATAACGCCACAACACCTAAATCATTCAAGCCATGAACGCAGAAAAATTAGCAGGAAAGTTAAAGCAGACAGTTTTTGATTTTTTCGTTATCCGTTCACTCGTAGCATCGTGTGAAAAATACAATTACGGTTGCGCCTATTTTACAGAAGACGAAGATGAAGCTAATGAGGTTTTTGAATATCTCGATTCAGAAAAAGACGCAACTGAGAGTTATGAAATTTGGTACAAAGTAGGTGATCAGATTTGGTCTTATAGCGAGCGTATAATTTAAGCAAGCACCCCAATCTTCTCTCAGAGCCTCGGCCCATCAGCCGGGGCTTTTTTATTGAGCCCTAATCACCTCAAACGTCACATCGTCCCGAGTGGAAAAGTAAAACCTCAACCAATACCCTCCGAGTGGCTTTGGCGGAGCTCCGCGCTCAACGTGCCAGCCTACGCCGTCAAGGTATTCCTCTTTGTAGGTTGGCAACTGAACGTGATGCTGGGTTGACAGATACGGAGTGTTGACCTTATTGATTCGCTCCTGCACAGTCTCCAAGTTCCATGCCTCGTGGATGTGGCCTGTGACGATGATGTTAGCGTCTGGGAGATAGACAGCCCTTCGGTTTGTTTGGATGACACCCTTTGTGACTGGCCCTCCGCCTCCACTTCCGTGATGGTAGAAGAGTCGAAACTTGCGAACTCTCCCCTCATTCGAATGAAAGCGAAATACAATCCATCCCGAGTAGGCCCCAAGCTGCACATCAC